TAGATAGGTTCGTGATGTTCCAGAAACACTAGACGTAATATCAAAGCTTGCGTTTGTAAAATATACTGGGGTAGCAAACCCTAATTCTATTAATAAAACTGGTTCTATGTTTCCTGTGGCTAGTTCTGTTTTGACCGCACTTGTTAAACCTCTAGCCATGTTTATCCTGGGATTTTATTCAGTAAAATCAATAACTTACACATCTTACAAACTCTCTATTACATCAAACTCATAATTAAAAAGTAATTCACCATTGCTATTATTTGCACCACTAGAAAACTCTTGAATATCGCTCCGTAAATGCACATTGAAAGGCACTGAATCATAAGTCACTGAACTATTATCTGTTAAGGCTTCTCTTAAAGGTGGCTCGATTGTTACTGTTGCTCCCCCGCCTGAACTCGTTACATCTTCAACAATCATATAAACTTTGTCGTGAGCAAACTTAATAAAATCACCTGCCTTTAATCTACCTGCACCATCACCTGCAAAGCCATCAATAGCTATTGTCGTATCGGCTACCGAATGTGACCCATTGACTAACAAAGTACCTGTTTCGTTGCCTTGTGCGTTTAAATAGCTAGGAAACGTTACTGTAAAATTTTCTTTTCTGTTTCTTTGCTTCATAATAAAAGCCATCACAGGTGCAAAGTCTGATCTAGTCATGGGAGGATATGAAAGAGTAAAACTAAATCGTTGACCTTGCACTTGTCTTCTGAATGTCTTTCCGCTATCGGTTTGACTTAAAAGAGTTTTTTGATTGCTCTTGATATTGATAGCTGTGAAATTTGTTTTAGATAATGCTCCACTCATATTACTGCCATCCTACCCTTTTCGTTCATAGCACTGTTGATAAGGTTTATTATTACACCTCTGCTATTTACTAACAATTCATTGAACCCTCTAGCATCTACAGTATTGATATTAAAATTCACAGTTACATTTTTATTCATGCCTAGTTTATCATTTGGTACGACTGTTCCTGCTTGGTCTGGCACAAAGAGTTCTGCACCTTTTTCACCGACAATACTTGGTTGACCTACTGGCGGTCTACCACCTCTTTCAAACCCTCTTATCTTATTTACTATTCCTGTTCCAAAGGCTAAAGCACCACCCACAACCGCAATATTGAATGGGAAGGGTATAGAAGCAAAAGTCTTCATAGCACCCTCAAACAAGCTTATCATGGCTTTCTTTATGGAACTTGCTTTGAACATAGCAACAGAATTATTTAAGGCACTTTTTATTGCTTGCCCTATAAGCATATCGACCATTGACCTAATAACAAAAGTTCCTAAATCTTTGAAACTTAATTTACCTGTCATTACAAAATCTGTTAGTGATGTTTTTAATTTATCGAAAGTGGTTGCACCCATGTCACGCATTTGTGTAAACATTTGCTTTTGTGAGTCTGCTACTTCTTTGAAACCCTTTGAAAAGTTTGAGAAAAGACCTGTGTCCATTTTGGTTTCAAAATTTAAAGCAGTGTTAAATGCTTGACCTACACCCTCTAAGGCTTCTTTGAGTAATAAAGCTTGTTTTTTTTCTTTTGCTAGTGCTGTTTCTGAAGCCTTAGACGATTCTGTTGAAACTTTTTTTCTCTCCTTGTTTTTCTCTAATATTTCGTCAATGGCTTCTAATTGCTTTAACAAAGCAAATGTAAATGTGTCTTCTCTCACTCTAGTTTGATCTATATCAACGTTTATATTTTTGAAAACCACTTTAGCTTTTTTACCAGTTTCTTCTATACCTAAACCGACTTCTGCAAATGGTTTTCTAAGTTCTTCTGCCCTTTTCTTTAAATTTTCGATGCTTTGATTCATCGCTTTTATATCTTCATCACTTTTCAAAAAGTCTGGGATAAGACCTCCCATTGTTTCTTGAACCTTGATTTCTGCGTCTACAAGAGTAGCAAGCATCCCCCTAAGTCTATCAATTTGCGTTGCTATGATACCAACTGCAAGCTTGCCTTTTTTCCCAAGCATTAAGAATCCAATAACACCAAGTGAGTCTATTGGTGGCGGTAGTTCTTGAACAAAATTAACTAGATTGGCTATTCCTTGACCAATAACTGTAAATACAGGCTTAAATGTATCAATCACTTTTGTAGCGAATAGCAAAGTTTTTATTGTTGCACCAACTACAGCATCACCAATCAATTCGGCTGAATTTTCAATTGCTCCAAAGTTTTTCGTTAATTCATCATTTAGTAATTGTGCTGACGCTTTAAGAAATTCAAATGGACCTGCATCCATAACCGCCATTTTAAATAAATTGAACTTATCACCTATCATAGAAAGCGTACCATCAAATGTCTGTGCCATTGTTTCACTAGCACCAACCACTGATAACGTACCTTCATCAAAAGCTTTCATTATGTGTTTTCTTGATTCTTCTGCGCTTATTGCTACACCTGCTTCGAAACCTAGTAACGCTCTAACACCTCTTTCCCTAAAAAGGTCTGCGGAGTTTATACCACCAGAGAATGTTCTTTGTATTTGTTCGGCTGTTGTTTGAAAATCAAGACCAGAAGCACTTGCGATATCCCCTGTTATTTTGAGCAATTTATTCAGTTCTTCAGCGTCTTGAGAAACAACCGCAAGATTTGCTGAACCTCTTTGTATTTCTTCAAGACTAAATGGCACTTGACTAGCAAACTTTACTAGACCTTGAAAAGCCTTTTCGCCCTCTCTTACATCAGAGAATAAAAACTTGAATCGAACTTGTAATCTTTCGACCTCTCGCCCTGTGTCTATAAAACTTTTTGCAACTAATCCTGCACCCAATCCAACTAATGCGTTTTGTAAGTTAAAAACAGATTGCTTGAGGTTGTTAATGCCTACTGTGGCTGACTTCATAGCCTGTCTGGTCTTGTCCTTTGCTATGATGTCTATATTTACTTGTTTTGTTGCCACTTATCTACTTGCCTTTGCTAGTCGTTCTTGTCGTTCTCGTTCTT